TTCTACTAGCACAAGCTATCTTTATTACGTTCTATGCAATCGTATATCTACTCTTTCCAAAGACAGCACACCGCATTATTGGCTACTTTGAAGAAGAAGCAGTTCGTTCTTACACTGAGTTTCTAGGTCAAATTGATAGCGGTAAGATTGAGAACGTGCCAGCACCACAGGTTGCGATTGACTATTGGAAGTTAGACAAAGATGCTACACTACGTGATGTAGTGATTGTTGTAAGAGAAGATGAAGCAGGACACAGGGACAGAAATCATGAAATGGCTGATGAACTTACTAAAAACTGACAATTGCCTTGACAAAAGCGCACACCGAGTGTATACTACACACTATGAAGACTTGTGCATGTAGCACAATACACTTGACAAACCGTTTCTAATGTGATACATTGTATCATATATTTTACAATATGAGGTCTAACTTTGAGTTTTTATACATCTGCACATCGCTACGGTAACAAGATTCTCTTTCGTGGCTATGATGCCAAAGGCAATCGCATTCATAAGAAAGTGCCGTTCAAGCCAACATTCTTTCTGCCATCTAAGACGCACCAGACTAACTGGAAAGCTTTAGATGGCACTTCTGTTGAGCCATTCGAACTTGAAGATATGAGCGAAGCGCAAGACTTTGTTAAGCGTTACGAAGACGTTGGTAACTTCAAGGTTTATGGTAACAACAACTTCGTAGCACAGTTTCTTGCAAAAGCATATCCAGAAGAGATTGACTATAAGCTACGCCATATCCGCATCGGCAATATCGATATCGAAGTTGCATCCGATGACGGCTTCCCACATCCGCAAGAAGCAAATCACCCAATCATCTCTATCGCATACCGAGACAACCAAAGCAACGTGTTTCACGTTTGGGGTCTTGACAACTATGATGCATCTAAGACAGAGTTGAATACAGATGCATTGATTCAGTATCGCAAGTGCGAAAACGAAGGCGAATTGATCCAGAAGTTTCTTATCTTCTGGCAAGAGAATACGCCTGATATCATCACTGGTTGGAACATTCGATTGTTCGATATTCCATACATGATTAATCGCACACTCAAGGTGTGTGGTGAGAAGACAGCTAAGTTGTATTCACCTTGGGGTATCAACAAGTATCGCCAGATTGGGATCAAAGGCAAGAGCATGGATGCATATGAAATCTATGGCGTGTCTCAAATGGATTACTATGACTTGGTTCAAAAGTTCGGGTTCTCTCTTGGTCCACAAGAGAGTTATTCGCTTGACCATATCGCATCCGTTGTGCTAGGTGAGAAGAAGCTATCATACGAAGAGTATGGTTCTTTACACTCTTTGTATAAGAATGACTATCAAAAGTTTATCGACTATAACATTAGAGACGTTGACCTTGTTGATAAGATTGACAAGCAACTTGGTCTTATGGAGTTGGCTCTTGTTATTGCATACAAAGGTGGTGTGAACTATCCCGATGTGTTTGGCACGACAGCGATTTGGGATTCTATCATCTATCGCTATCTAAATCTTCGCAATGTTGCAGTTCCACCAAATATTCGTGTAGAGAAAGATCCGTATCCCGGTGGCTATGTGAAAGAGCCACGCACTGGTAAGACAGACTGGGTGTGTTCGTTTGACTTGAACTCTCTATATCCGAACTTGATTGTGCAATACAACATGTCACCCGAAACGCTACTGCGTGATCCAAGTGACCAATTGATGGGCGGCGTAGACTTCTATATGCGTGAAGGTGATCCATTGCATCCAGCGAACCGTGCTAGAAATGTCGCAGTCGCTGCTAATGGTTCGTGCTATCGTAAAGATAAGCGTGGCGTTCTACCTACTATGATTATTGCATTGTATGATGAGCGTAGAACTACCAAGAACAAGATGCTTGAGATTCAACAAGAGAATGAGAAGAATCCTAGTCCAGACTTGAAGCGTGAAATCAACCGACTTGATAACACGCAGATGGCCGTAAAGATTTTGCTCAACTCTCTTTATGGTGCGTTAGGCAATCAATACTTCCGTTACTTTGAAATGGACATTGCAGAAGGTATCACACTATCTGGTCAGCTATCTATCAAGTGGGCCGAGAAGTCGATGAACAATGCAATGAACAAGATTCTCAAAACAGAGAATGATGATTATGTTATCGCTATCGATACAGACTCTATCTATGTCGATATGGGTCCACTTGTTCGTAAAGTAAACCCAAGCGATCCAGTTAAGTTTCTTGACAAAGCATGTGAAGAGAAGTTTGTTCCGATTCTAGCAGATGGCTACGCAGACCTCTTTGAACGTATGAATGCATATGAGAATCGCATGGTCATGGCACGTGAAGTTATTGCAGACAAAGCTGTATGGGTTGCTAAGAAGCGTTATATTATGAACGTTCACAACAACGAAGGTGTGCAATACGCCGAGCCTAAGGTCAAGATGATGGGCCTCGAAGCAGTCAAGTCTTCGACACCTCAAATTGTGCGTGACAAGTTTAAGAAAGCGTATGCAATGGTGCTTAATGGCACAGAGGGCCAACTTCAAGCGTTTGTGAAAGACTTCTATGATGAATTTACAACACTACCCGCAGAGAATGTTTCGTTCCCTCGTGGTGTGTCTGAAATTGATAAGTGGGGCGATAGAAACACTATATACAAGAAAGGTTGCCCGATCCACGTTCGTGGCGCACTTATGTTTAATAAGAAGATGAAAGATGTTGGCCTTGACCGATCTATGGAAGCTATCAAGAATGGCTCTAAGGTCAAGTTTTGTTATCTCAAAAAACCAAACCCAATCATGGAGAATGTTATCGCATTCCCCAACTTCTTACCGAAAGAGTTTGAATTACAAGAGTTTATTGATTACGAAAAGCAGTTTGAGAAAGCGTTCAAAGAACCACTCAAGTTGGTAACCGATGCTGTTGGTTGGGAATTAGAACAAATTAACTCACTAGAAGGATTCTTTGCATGAGCGACGATATCTTTGACTTTGGTTTCACTGCAGTAGATGAAGATGAACTATCTGCTGTTCAAGAAGCTAAGTCAACACTAACAAAAGTCTCTACTACGGCCGAGACAACACAAGATAGATTAGACAAGTTATACAATGCGGTCATTCCGCTACTCACTAATCTAAAAGCTAATCCAGAAAAAGAGTATATTCTATGGCCTAGCCGCACAGAGAAAATCGAACAATTTGAAGCGAAATTACTTGACATTTACAACGGTAAGTGATATAGTAGTCGTATTATTTAACACAGGAGTATAGTATGTCCCTAATTGAGAAGATGTTGAAGAACAGCACAGTGAAAGCAACTGCGCCAATCATGGACTCAAAAGTCTATGGTAAGAAAGAGATGGCAACTACGCCAGTCCCTATGGTGAATGTTGCTTTGTCTGGTCGTGTAGACGGCGGTCTTGTGCCTGGTCTTCTAATGCTTGCAGGCCCATCGAAACACTTTAAGTCTGCGTTTGCATTGATGATGGCAGCTGCCTATCAAAAGAAGTATGATGATGCTATTATTCTATTCTATGACTCAGAGTTTGGCACACCGCAATCATACTTCGAATCATTTGGCATTGATTTGGATCGTGTTGTTCACACGCCAATTACCAACGTTGAAGAACTCAAGTTTGATATTATGAAGCAACTTGAAGGTATCGAAAAGAAAGATAACGTATGTATCGTAATCGATTCTATCGGTAACCTTGCGTCTAAGAAAGAAGTCGAAGATGCACTTGACGGTAAGTCAGTTGCAGACATGTCACGTGCAAAGCAAATGAAGTCTTTGTTCAGAATGATTACACCGCACTTGAATCTAAAAGATATCCCACTTGTAGCAGTCAATCACACATATAAAGAGATTGGTTTGTTCCCGAAAGATATCGTTTCTGGCGGCACTGGCTCTTACTACTCGGCCGATGCAATCTGGATTATTGGTCGTCAACAAGAGAAAGTTGGTCAAGAGATTGAAGGCTATCACTTCATCATTAATATTGAGAAGTCACGTCATGTGCGTGAGAAGTCTAAGATTCCAGTTACCGTGACGTTTGAAGGCGGTATCTCTAAGTGGTCTGGTCTACTTGATATTGCAGAAAAACTGGGCTACGTTACTAAACCAAAGGTTGGTTGGTATGAAGCTATTGATGCCGAGACAGGCGAAGTTCTAAGTGAAAAGCTTATG